GCACGGATTAGTGCAGTTGACGAACCAATAGCGTTAAAATACCCTCACCACGGGAGGCTCTATGTCCCACAAAGACGCGGCAGAATTTGTTGGCGTGTTGTTGCACTCGGCAACAGCAACGCATTTCCTGCATTTGCAGACGGCAAGTTACGCCGCCCACAAGGCACTCGGTCACTATTACGAGAACATCGTGGACTTGGCCGATAAGTACGCCGAGGCGTATCAGGGCCACTACGGCATCATCCCGCTGACCGATTATCCCGATGGCTTCAAGGTGCAGAAGGACGCCGCCGAGTACGCCAACAGCCTGTTGACGTTTGTGAAGGGCATCCGAGGCGACCTGCCAAAAGACACCGACTTACAGAACATCATTGACGAAATCGTGGGCGAGATCGCCTCCCTTCTGTATAAGCTTGAGAGATTCCGATGAATAAAGCAGGTTTGTACGCAAATATTCTCCGAAAACAGGAGCGTCAGGCTCGCCAACGTGCCGAAGGTCGCCCTGTAGAGCGTACTCGCAAGCCCGGTGAGCCGGGTGCGCCAACTGCTGAAGCGTTCCGACAATCAGCAAAGACGGCGAAGAAATGAGCGCGGCTTGGACACGCAGCGAGGGCAAGAACCCGAAAGGCGGGCTGAACGCCAAGGGTCGTGCCTCGTATAAGGCCGAGACAGGCGGGACGCTCAAGCCGCCGGTCAAGGCTGGCGACAATCCACGCAGAGCCTCTTTCCTCGCAAGGATGGGCAATATGCCGGGGCCGATGGCAAAGAACGGCGAACCGACACGGCTCGCCCTCGCACTTAAGGCATGGGGAGCCTCTAGCAAGGAGGACGCCCGAGCCAAGGCCAAAGCCATCAGCAGCAGGAACAAGTAATGGCCGCTGACCGTCAACGCCTAGCCGCCGCCCTTGCTTACGAGGAAGAACGCCGACGGCGCATGATGGAATCCGTCCCGACGACGGATAACTTGCCGCCTGTCCAGCCGACCCGCCGCAGCCTACGCACCGACCTTGAGAACTTCTCATCGGGATTAGGGCAGGCTGGCGTCAACGCACTTGAAGGCACTAAAGCCCTGATAACCGATCCGATCGGCACCGTAAAAGGCACTTACGAAAGCGTCAGGCAAATGGCCCGCGACCCCTCGCTAATTGCTGACGCTTTGCGTTACACCGCCGACAAGGCCATGAGCGGCCCGTTAGGCGCAGGCGAGGTTATCGGTGAATTCCTAACGCCAAGCGTAAAAGGTGCGGGTAAACGCGACATCTTTATCGGTGAAAACGCTAGGACATGGGATGCCGCTGCCGCCAAACGCGCAGAAGAAATGGAAGCGTCTGGAATAGACCCAGAAACAATTTGGCGCGAAACAGGCACATTCCGAGCGCCTGACAACAGATTGCGGCAAGAAATCAGCGATGTTGGCGCACGGTTAGCACAAGAATCGGAAGCAGGATTGCCCGCAAATGTGGCTTTTGAGCATCCCGGTGGGTTATACGAGGCTTATCCCGAAATCGGTCAGCGAACTATTATTCGCACAAAACAAGCGCTAGAAGGCGGGGCAACTGGCGCTTACAACCGAAACACTCAATCGGTAAGTTTTGGCGAATCAGCCCCTCAATCACCGGATGAACTGACCTCAATCGGATTGCATGAACTTCAACACGCCGTACAGCACAGAGAAGATTTTGGCCGAGGCGGTATGCCACAACTTGCGCGTCGGTTTTTGCAAGAAGATATGCAACGCCGATATGCGCCATATGCAAGTGATTTGGGGCAAAGAAGCCGAGCAAGCGCGTTAAGTGGTGACGCTTATCGGGCGCAGTACGCACAACATTTAGAAAATTTGCAGCGTAAAGACAACATTAAACCGCGTCAGCTAACGAGAATGTCAGACTGGTATAAATACGGGTCTGAAATCTCACGACAAATGGCAGAGGATGGTTATGGTTGGCAGATGCCAGCCAAGGCGGGGGCAAACCGTGATTTCTGGATTAGAGGCGCGGTACGCCGTATGCAGCGTATGATTGAAGCAGATCGTCCAGAAATGCGAAATGCAGCGGAAGTTATGCCGCCCGAAGAAGCTAAGAAAATTCTTCGCAAAACCGATAAGGTGTTTAGAAAGACACAAGAAAGCGCAATCGCGGCTAACAAGATAGACGACGTAAAGCGCACTTTAGAGGCAAAATCTGATTACGAACTGTATCGCCGTTTAGGAGGCGAAGCAGAAGCGCGGCTGACGGAACAGCGAATGAAGTTAACCCCACAACAACGCCGGGAAACATTCCCGCAATACGACGTACCGTTAAACGAAATCATTATCACTAGACGATGAACGCAGGCGCATTTAAAAAGGGTCAGAAAGGCGGGCCGGGTAGGCCTAAGGGCTTGCCCAATAAGTCCACGCAGGCCGCTAGAGAGGCCATTGCAGCGTTTGTGGACGGCAATGCAGACAGGCTCCAAGGGTGGCTAGACGAGATCGCTGCGGAGAAGGGAGCGCAGGCTGCGTTTGACGCCTTCAGCACCCTGCTGGAGTACCACGTTCCCAAACTCGCCCGCCAAGAGATCACAGGTAAGGACGGTGGCGATCAAACTATGGTCATTCGCTGGGGAGAACCGAAGTAATGGCAAAGGGCGACCACCGTTATCGCCGCTCGTTGTGGGATAGGTTTCACGACAAAGTGATGCCAGAGCCAAACACAGGTTGTTGGCTATGGATTGGTGCAATTAAAGAACATGGATACGGCGTCATTGGGTTAGGACGCCGAGATGAAGGAACGGCTAAAGCTCACCGCGTTTCGTGGGAATTACATAGAGGCAAGTTACAGCCGAGTGATTGCGTATTGCATCATTGCGACCAACCGTTGTGCGTCAATCCCAATCACTTATTTTGCGGCACGTTGTCGGACAATATGAAAGATTGCGTTCGCAAGGGCAGGAACTTTGTGCCAAATAATCGTGGCACAAATGCGAAATGGGCGAAGTTAGACGCTCAAAAGGTTGCTGAAATACGCAGCCGTAAAGAGACCGGCGCAGAGTATGCCCGTCGGTTTAACGTTAGCCGAAGCGCCATTTATGAGATTTGGCGTGGTAAGAATTGGGCATGGACATAACGCTTCCATACAACCCGCGGCGGGCTTTCCTGCCATTTCACGACAGGAGCAAACGGTGGGCGTGTTTAGTCGCCCACCGGCGCAGGTGCGGGTAAAACCGTTGCTGCCGTAAATGACATGATCCGTGCTGCCATTACTTATCAGGGCAAACACGGCCTATTTGCTTACATCGCGCCTTACCGCTCACAAGCAAAGGCGGTCGCTTGGCAATACTTCAAGGAGTTTGCTCAACCGATCATTAGCGCAGTCAACGAGCAAGAACTTACTGTCACTTTTATAAACGGTAGCCAAATACGTCTTTACGGTGCCGATAACGCTGATGCTATGCGTGGCATGGGATTCAGCGGCGTGTACATGGACGAATATGGCGACTTCAAGCCCAGCGTGTTTGGCAACGTCATCCGCCCTGCCCTCTCGGACAAGCAAGGATGGGCTGTTTTCGGCGGTACACCGAAAGGCAAAAACCAGTTCTGGGAAATTTACGATACCGCCACTCGTCTCCCTAGCGAGTGGTTCCTGTTGCGCTTACCCGCGTCAACCAGCGGGCTTCTCCCGGCGACAGAGCTAGCCGCCGCAAAAGCGCAGTTGGCCGAGGATCAGTATTTACAGGAGTACGAATGCTCATTTGAAGCGGCAATCCTCGGCGCTTTTTTTGGAAAGGAAATGCGCGAGGCACAGGATCAGGGCCGCATCACCAACGTGCCATACGACCCCAACTTGCCTGTGTACACGGGCTGGGACTTAGGCTACCGCGACGATACGGCCATTTGGTTCTATCAGGTCGCCCGTGGCGAGGTGCGCGTCATAGACTTTTACGCCGTTTCGGGCGAGGACATCCACACGATTGCTGATGTGGTACGCAACAAGCCGTATCGCTATGCCAAGCACTACCTACCGCACGATGCTCGGGCCAAGAGCCTACAGACCGGGCGCAGTATCGTGGAGCAACTTGCCGCACAACTAGACATCGCCAAACTTGCCGTTGTCCCTGACATCGGTGTGCAGTCAGGCATCCAAGCGGTACGCATGATGTTGCCGCGCGTCTGGTTTGACGCAGAGAAGTGCAGCGAGGGCATTGAGGCGCTGCGCCAGTATCAACGCGAATACGATGAAGATAAACGCGCCTACCGAGCATCCCCACGCCACGATTGGACATCACACCCTAGTGACGCATTTAGAATGGTTGCGGTATCATGGAGTGAAGTCGCTGACAAGCCCCCAGCGCCAGAGGTTAAGCCGCTGATGGTGGGGCCAGAGAACACAGTCACGCTGAACGATATGTGGCAGGTTCACGACCGCACAACGTCAAGGAGAGCAAGGATATGAGCATTGTCAGCCCGAATCGTTACCCCTACGAAACAGTAGCCGCCTCGCAGACCGCACAGGTACTCGGTGGCACAGGTGCCGTGGGTGACTACCTCCATCGCATCGTGGTTACGGTCACGACGACCGGCACCAGCACGTTAAGCGTGTTGGATAACAGCACAACGGTGTTGACGATGGCTGCCAACACTCCGGTCGGCGTCTATAGCCTTGAGATTAACGCCGCTGCGGCTACCGGCCCGTGGAAGATCACGACCGGCGCAGGCTTGACCGTTATGGCTGTCGGATTCTTCACGGCCTAATCATGGAAGGCGTACTGCAACCAGAACTGGAAAAGTATCTCCGTACTATCGCGCAGTACGACAACGAGTTTGCCAAATGGCAGGCGCGTACCAAGAAGATTGTTAAGCGTTACCGCGACGATAGCCGTGGGCAGGGTGGCAACGAGGCTGCTCGCTTTAACATCCTCTGGTCAAACGTCCAGACGCTAAAGCCTGCCGTCTACGCCAAACTCCCGAAAGCCGATGTATCGCGCCGATTCGGTGACAACGACCCGGTAGGCCGCGTGGCAGGCTTGCTCCTTGAGCGAGCCATTGATTTTGAGATTGAGCATTACCCTGACTTTCGCTCCACCATGTCGTATAGCGTGGAGGATCGGTTCTTGGGTGGCCGTGGCACGGCATGGGTGCGCTATGAGCCGCACGTTGCCCCCATTGGCATTGAGGACGATGGCGTATCCATCACCTCTAACATTGAACAGGGTGAGGGTGCGCCGCCCAACCTAGAAAAGATTGAGTACGAGTGCGCCCCAACCGATTACGTCCATTGGCGTGATTTCGGTCACTCACAGGCACGCACATGGGAAGAAGTCACCTGCGTATGGCGCTGGGTGTACATGACCCGTGAGGCGCTGGCAGAGCGGTTTGGCGACGAGATGGCTCGCAAGATACCGCTAGACCAAGGCCCAGAGCCGCTGAACGCCTACAACGAGGCCAAACGCACCTACAACCGCGCAAAGATTTGTGAACTGTGGGACAAGGAAACCGAGAGGGTGTACTGGTTCTGCAAGGGAATGCCGCAGATCATTGATGTGCGCGATGACCCGCTCGGCCTTGAGGGGTTCTTCCCCTGCCCGAAACCGCTCTTTGCCACGACGACTAGCGACACGCTGGTGCCGGTGCCCGACTTCCTGCTGTACCAAGATCAGGCGATGGAGTTGGACATCTTGTCTGACCGCATTGATGGCTTGGTGAAGGCGCTGCGTGTGCGTGGCGTCTACGACGCCAGCCAGCCTGCGCTGCAACGCCTAATGACGGAGGGCGATAACAATGCACTTATACCAGTTGATAAGTGGATGGCTTTCAGCGAGAAAGGCGGCCTTAAAGGCAGCATTGACCTTCTCCCGCTGGACACGCTCGCCAACGCCCTCCTCAACTGCTACCGAGCACGCGAGGACATCAAGTCCCAAATCTACGAAATCACGGGTATCTCGGACATCATCCGTGGGACATCCTTCGCGTCGGAGACTGCAACGGCGCAACAAATCAAAGGGCAATACGCAGGATTGAGACTGCGTTCCATGCAGGAGGACGTAGCCCTCTACGCTTCTGAATTGATACGCCTCAAGGCACAGGTCATGTGCCGACACTTCCAGCCGGAGACGATCCTTGCCTATGCTGCTGCGGGGCAAATGTCGCCAGCGGATCAACAATTGATCCCGCAGGCGCTGGAACTGCTTAAAGACAAGCCGCTGCGTAACTTCCGCGTGGACATTGCCGCCGACAGCCTTGTGATGCTGGACGAAAACCAGATGAAGCAAGACCGCATGCAGTTCTTGCAGGCATTTGGTGGCTTCCTTGCACAAGCCCTGCCGGTCGGTCAGGCCAGCCCGCAGATGGTGCCGATGATGATGGAATTGCTGCGCTTTGGTATGCAGGCGTTTAAGGCCGCAAGACCGATTGAAGGGCAGATTGACTCCACGTTGCAGCAGTTGCAGCAGGCCGCCGCCCAACAGCAGCCCGACGGTGAGCAGCAAGGCAAGCAGGCCGAGTTGCAGCAGAAGGGCCAGATGGAAGCGTCCAAAATGCAGATGGAATCTGCGCTCACGCAAGCCAAGTTGCAGCATGAGATGCAGATGGAACAACTGCGTAACCAAGCCAAAATGGCGATGGAACAGCAGAAGATGGACTTTGAGGCACGCTTAAAGGCGGCAGAACTGCAACAGAAGCAGGCTGCTGACCGTTACAAGGCTGACCTTGACGCGCAGACCAAGCTCATCATCGCGCAGATGGGCAAAACCATGCCAACCCCCTCATTTGAGCAATGAAACGCACCTACGTTTTCATAGACGGCGAGTTTGTAGAGCGTAAAAAGGACGCCAAGGGGCGTTATCACTACGTCATGCCCGACATCGTGCCGTACAAAAGCATGATTGACGGCAAGATGGTCACCTCACGTTCGGAACACCGACGCCACCTCAAGGCCAACAACTGCATTGAGGTCGGCAATGAAGATCCGAGCAAGCACGTTCGGCGCGAAAAGCCGGTGGACACGCGACTTGAGCGCATCAAGCACATCGTCAACACCCGAATGACTAACGAGCAAGCAGATCGCATACTACGCGACCTGCGCCAACACGCGAATTTCACCAATCCCCACAGGAGAGGCTAACGTGGACGAGCAGATGGAACGAGATGAAGCCCCACAGGCTGACGTAACTGACCGCCGAGCGATTCTTGAGCAGAGTTTAGAAGCGGCAGAGCGTGGCGAACCGATTGAGCCCGTTGCCCGTGACGGCAAGGGGCGTTTTGCTACGCCGAAAGCCGAGGAACCTGCTGACGAACCGCAGGCAAATGAAGAAGCGCCCGTCTGGAAGCGTCCCCCAGCGTCATGGAAAAAAGATTTCCATGAGGTTTGGCAGAAAGCCGACCCCAAGATGCAGGAATACGCATGGCAGCGTGAGGAGCAGATGCGTGCGGGCGTGGAACCGCTGCTCTCCAAGGCGCAGTTTGCCGATGCGATGCAGGAAGCCATCTCCCCCTATATGCAGACCATACAGGGGCTGGGTTTGACGCCTGACAAGGCTGTGGCTGCGCTGATGGACGCCGACCACAAACTGCGTAACAGCGACCCGCAAGCCAAGTTGCAGTATTTCGCGCAACTAGCGCAGTCCTACGGTATCAATCTTGGTGCGATGCAAGGCCAGCCCGCCCAACAGGGTCAGGCAGCACCGCAATCGGTTGACCCGATGGTGTGGCAGTTGCAGAACGAATTGAACAAAGTCCGTGGCGAGGTCATGGGCTGGAAACAACAGCAGGAAATGGCCGAAAACCAGACCCTGCTAAACGAGATCAACCAATTTAGTTTGAAGGCCGAGCATTTTGAGGATGTCCGACCGGCGATGATCCAACTCCTACAGAGTGGGATGGCGCAGACGTTGGATGAAGCGTATGAGAAGGCCATCAGACTTGACCCTAACTTGTTTGAGCAGGTGAGCAAGGCCCAACAGGCCGAGATCGTTGCCAAACAAGCCAAAGAGGCCAATAAGGCTGCGAAAGCGGCCAGAGCAGCAGCGGTGAGTGTCAGAAGCGCCACACCCGGCGTGAACACGGCTCCCAAGGCGGCAAATCGTCGCGCACTCTTAGAGGAAGCATTTTCCGAAACAGAGTCGCGTTTGTAATTAACTGATGAAGGAGTAATCAAATGGCATTTGCCAACTCAAGCATCAGCGACATCATTGCCACGACTATTCAGAGCCGTAGCGGTGAACTCGCTGACAACGTGACGAACAACAACGCGTTGCTTCGTCGCCTCAAGGAGCGCGGGAACGTCAAGACGTTCTCGGGCGGTAACGTGATTTTGCAAGAAATCATGTACAACGATCCGACCACCAACAACACGAATTCCTACTCGGGATACGAGGTGTTGAACGTCGGCCAGAACAGCCCGATTTCGTCGGCGCAGTTCAGCATCACGCAGTACGCTTCTGCCGTGACCATTTCGGGTCTGGAGATGATCCAGAACTCGGGCAAGGAGGCCATCATTGACCTTCTTGACGGTCGCATGGAAGTTGCGGAAGCCCAGCTTGCTAACCGCATCTCGGGCGACCTGTACGGCAACGGCACCGGCAACGCGGGTAAGAACCTCACGGGTCTTGCTGCGGCTGTTCCCGATGACCCGACTACCGGCACCTACGGCGGCATCAACCGCGCCGTGTGGTCGTTCTGGCAGTCCAAGGTGTTTGATGCGTCGGTCAGCGGCTCGGGCGTTGTGTCGTCCACCACGATTCAGGGCTACATGGACGCTCTCGCTGTCCAGCTCGTTCGTGGCACCGACAAGCCTGACCTGATCGTTGCTGACAACAACTACTACCGTTATTACTTGCAGTCGTTGCAGGCCATCCAGCGCATCACCGAGTCCGGCTCGGGCATGGCTGGCGCGGGCTTTGCCTCGCTCAAGTACTACGGCGCTGGCATGGCGTCTGACGTTGTGCTGGACGGTGGTATCGGTTCCTCGTCGTATAACAGCGGCGCTGGCAACGCGAACCATATGTGGTTCCTTA